CCCTTGCGATAGACGACGATAGCCTTGTGGAACGCTTTCCCCTTCTGCGCCAGACGACCAAAAATTACCGACTCATCGCCGTAAATGCCCTTTGCGATGCGCGCGGACCGCTGACTACCTGCCCATACGATGTACTCACGTGCCAGAGCATCGCTACCCGCGCTCATGTTTTGCGTTGCGTGCATTTCCAAAAACCGCGCGCCATCCCACTTTTTCAGCAGACCCAGCGCCATATCGCGCGGCGTGATGCTGTGGTCCCAATGCCAAGCGCCCGGCGTGAACGCTGGCAGACCATCGCGCGCAACAATCGCCGAAGCCCGCGCCACCGTATCCGCTATGTCATAGCTAAAAACGTTGTCGGCCCGGTCGTATCGGCCGGGGTTCCCCGAAAGGCTGACCCGCTCACCGTCGCAGCGAAGGCGAATGGCCGTGCTA